TTATTTTGCGTTTAAAAGGGAGCTTTTCATGATATCTGCTGCCTCCTGATTCTTTGTTTTGAAGAAATAGGAGTAGATGTTTAGAGTGGTTGATGGGTTAGAATGCCCCAGGACACCAGCCACGGAGCGAGGATCCATGTTATTTGAGATAAGGATGGATGCAGCGGTGTGCCGGAGATCGTGCTGAGTGGCATCCGGAGGTATCATGTGTTCCTCATCTGTGGCAATATTCTCATTGTATATCCGGATAATTTTCTTAAACATGTGGTAAGGGCTTGATGGATGCATTTGCTTTCCATTCTCCTGGATAAAGACATAGTTCTTGTCAAAATCTTTTCCACGGTATCCCTGCCAGTAAGATCCCTGTTCCAAACACATGCGTTGTTGTTCGGATTTCCATTGCTTCAAGATATTTACCACTATATCCGGTATTACAGGTACTCTTGATTGATATGTCTTTGTACTTTTATGGTGTATCTGCCGTTCGGCATATGCAGTTGATTTATTGATCATGACCTCACCGGTTTCAAAATCAATATCTTCCCAGGTAAATGATATGTTTTCACCCCGCCGGTCCCCTATAAAGAGTGCCATGTAAAAGTAAGCACGCCACTGGAGTGAAAGTTGCCATTCCTGCAGGTATTCAGGCACATGATAAGTTTTACCGTTCTTGTGTACCCGGTCATGAGCTTTGTGTTTTATGCCGATGGGGTTGTCCAGTGCCCACAGGAAGGCTTTTGTCTGGTCAATGGTAAAATAGTCCACCTTATACTCTCTACGGGGCTTCCTGGAGTGTTTCTGCTTGCCAGCGTAGAGGATAGGGTTTATCTCCAGCAGGCCTTCTCCTACGGCGTAGGACAGCATAGAACTGACCAGGCAACAGTCTTTATGTATGGTGTTTTCAGAGAGGCCACCTGGTTTGCCGTCTTTCCTAACCCCATCCTTGCGGAGCTCCTTCGCATAGTCATTCAATGTTTTCTGTATGATATTGCCTATCTTCAGATGCCCTAGCCTGGGAACGACACGGAGCCGGAGAGTGGTCTTGTAGTTGGCCCAGGTGGTGATAGACATGAAATCTTTATCTTCATCACCAGTGGGCTTCATATCTTCCATATATAGTTCTGACAGTTCTTTCAGTGTCATGCGTTTACCTTTGACGTTCTGGCCGGAGCGTACTTCTCTTTCAAAATCCACTTTTACTTCTTCCAGCTTTTTCTCAATCTGCCGTTTTGTCATACCTGGATCTGGAGTATAGGTCATCATTTCTAATATTTGGCTGCCGTCAGCACGTCGGCCGTTGCTTACCGTTATCTGGTATCCATTTCCTCTTTTTCTTACACTTGCCATAATATTATCCTCCTTAAAAATGGGTATAAAAATAACAGCCAGCGAACTTTTGTTCCGCTTGCGTGGCTGTTCCGGAGATGATACAATATTAATTGCGAAGTTAATGAAGTATCTCTCAGGAGATATGGCCGTCCTGGTGTTGGCGCACCGGGGCGGTTTTTTATAAGTTATTGGTTAAGCTCCATAAAAGTAACAGATATTTCGGGCACCGTTTTTTGGTCAATTAAAGTGTCGTAAGTTTTTAGCGTACTAAATTTTCCGTATATAGATACACTATCATTCTCTAAAAATCTACTTCCCCTAGCAGTTGAATTGTCGTACCATGTAACATATATGTAGCCTGAATCAGTTGATATCAGATATTCTGCACTCAATGACGATTCATCTACAATTTGAAAAACAGTTCCAGAAACTTTAAAATTGGTTCCGCTGTAATCGCTTTGATTTCGCTGCAGATCTTCATAATTTATATCTATGCAATTTTCTTTATATGCAGCATACACATCGTCGAGATTTTGCTGTCCAATAACCTCAGCATCAATTATTCCAGTAATACCAAAGGATCCGTCTTTATGTATTTGAGTTGCGTATTTTATTATATCACCATTATTTGCATTATCAAAAACTGATTTGATGGTCTCTTCTACCTTATAGGGCAACCGACATGAGCCATCATAAATGTATGTTTCCCCAGAAGGCAGCCATAGGGCGAAATCTAAAATACTTTTGCTGGGCTTGCTTATTCTGTCAATGATAGCGTCTATACATACAGTCTGACCGTTATATTTCCCTGTCAATATCTCATCATATGTTGCAGTTGGGTAGTCATCTAAATTGATTTCAGACCCTAATTCTTCTATCAATAACTCACCGTCTATTATATTAACGAATTGTTCGAGCTGTTCTTCAGTATAATCCCCACTAAGTCGTATCAATATTTTACCGGATAAAATTCTATTAGGAAAATTATCAATAGTTTCACCATTTTCTAAATCTTTTAGACGTTCAGCGCGTTGCTTGGCCTTTTCGTTATCATTGAATACTTCTATGGTGCCACTTAACGGTTCTTGTTTATCAAAATTACTTTCTATCCTAGAATCAGAAAAATTACCTTTTTCGAGATAATCATGGCTACCTGATCCATTGGGATCTGTTTCATTGGTATATATAATACTGTATTGGATAGGTATCTTACCTTTTTTAAATTTATTTATAATACCTTCGACACTTTCGGAAGATAAATTTTCAGAAGTATCCTTGTCAGTCGATATTTCATCCTTTTTTGAATGGTCAATGGTTTTCTCTTTTTTATCGGCACTTGCGCAACCGGTTATCAATAGGCAAAAGAGTAATAATAAAAGTTTCTTTTTCATATAATTCCCCCAGTTTATGAATTTGATTAAAACGCCAAAGCGAATTAATTGTTATAAAATATATAATATAAATAGATTTATAGTTCTTCAGTAGAGATACTTTTGACAAAAGCAACAATTTCTTTTAATTCTTCTTCAGAAAAACTGTTTATTAGAGAAGTGTAATCCTCCCGTTTATTAGTTGAAATTGAATCTATATGTCCTGATTTAAGTTGAAGGATTTTAAGTAAAAACTTCAGTGTTTCACTATATAGTCGTGTTGTTTTGTCGTCATTACCCCCTGAAACGGTTAGACGGTCTACGTCCAATATTTCAATTGGTCCTTTTCTTTGGTGTAGATTTTCCTTATCTGGTTCTGTAACAAGATAGTTGTAGGGAATATTTAGTGCATCTGCTATTTTTCTCAATTGATCTACTTTGGGATTCCGTTTTCCTCTTTCATACTGACTGATTAGTGTCTCAGATATTCCCATAATCTTTCCCAATTGTTTTTGAGTCATTTTTTTTTCTAAGCGACATTGCTTAATCCTATTTCCTATATAATTTTCGTCCATTTCATACCTCCGTCTATATCAAGAGCATTTGCTTTATATTAATTATATATCTTCTCAAACACTAAGGCAAGAAGAATAGTTTCATTAATAATGGTAAATAATGGAAACCAGCAATATAGCTTGACAAGAGCAATTGCTCTTGATATATTATTAATAACAAGAGCAATTGCTTTACATATTATGATAACCAATTTATTAATTCTAAAGGAGGAGCTATATGAATACGGACGATGCTAATGAATATCAAGAAACTATATCAATTTTGGTGCGTAAAGTGAAGAGTGTGTCATTTTTGAGGATACTCATTAATCTTATTAAAAGAGAAATTGAATTACATGGCTAAACGGGAGGAGAGATTATTTCTCCTCCTTTTCTTCTTCTAAAAGAAAATCAGCATATCTTGATAAACGCTTAAAAGTATTTTTATTCATTTTTTTTGTCTTTTCTAATAATATTTGCATGTCCTCATTAATCATTACGTCATACATTATATTAGCGATGACTTCTTCAGAGGAAGACCTATCACTCCATCCCATTAAATAGGCAGGTGTAGTTTCAAGCGCTTTTGCCATTAATTCAATTTTATCAGAAGGTATGTTGCTGATTGTGCCGCTTTCATATCTCTGGATAGTTTGCCGACTTACGCCTACTTTACATGCTAATTCTTCCAATGTCATTTGTTTTTCTATTCGCTTCGCTTTAATATTTTCTTTTAATCCCATAATTTTGCCTCCCGAGTATAGATACATTATAACATAAATTACTTAATATGCAACAAAAAAATAAAAAAATGCACTTGACACGTTACAAGTGGAGTGATATTATGGTGTCACGCAATGAGTGACAAAAAGTAGCGTGGAGAAAGGAGGGTTAATAATTATGGTTGATACAAACAGCCTAAGAGGGATAATTGCAAAAAATGGGCTATCGCAATCTGGTGTGGCCAGACTACTTGGAGTAACCCCTAAAACATTTTACGGTAAAATGAAAAAAGGTATTTTTGATAGTGATGAGATTGAAATTATGATTAGAGAGCTATCTATCGAAAATCCAATCGAAATTTTTTTTGCTCAAGATGTCACTCGTTAAGTGACATTGATTTAATGAAAGGAGAAAATTATGAACGAATTAAGAGTATCAGGAAGTCAGAAATTTATGGGAAAAGAGATCCCAGTGGTAGCTGGAGGTTTCGGGGAGAATGCGAAATGCATCTCAGATAAGACGGTGGCAGAGATACATGGGATTGAAATTAAACATGTCAGGGAACTGATTAACCGGAATATCAAAAGATTCAAATTGGCAGTGGATATTATTGATTTAAAAGCTATCGTTCTGAACGATAACAATTTAGAAAGTAGTCGTTCGGAACGACCACATTTTTATAGCTGTGCACAAGACGCACAACAATTATTGGAACAGTTGGGGTACACCCAAATGCAGATTTCCAAATCAGAACACATTTACATACTATCAGAACGCGGCTATGCAAAGCTCATTAAGATTATGGACACAGACCTTGCCTGGGAAATCCACGATAAGTTAATGGATGAGTATTTCCGGATGAAAGAAGAGAAGAAACTTAGCAATACAGCAAGGAAATCAACGAATACCATCCAGATTCCTTCCCCGGTAAATACCGCAGCCAAGATCCTGAAGGATACATATACAGATGCTGGGGTTGACCCCTTATTCATAGCAGTAGCGGTTAACAATCTGTACAAAGAAAGCACCGGATATGATTCAGGGATTCCATTGCTGACGGAAGATGAGCACCTGTACGACAAGACAGCCATTGCTGAGAAATTCGGGATATGCTCAAAATCAGGCAAACCACATCCTCAGGCTGTAGGGGCAATCATCAGTAAACTAGAGATCTCCGCGGAAGAGTGCGTGAATACCCCATATAACCGGAATGGTCACAGTGGAGTGGACGTGCAGTATAAGGAAAGTGTATGCGGTAAGGTAGAAGATTGGCTTAACTGTCATGGCTATCCGACCGAAATTACATCTGAAAGCGGTAAGAAGCTGAATGTTACTTACAAATAGCATGAGAGGTGCCCTAAAATTTTCGGGGTCCTTGTTGGGTATTGAGGCCGGAAATGGAGGATGAAGTTGTTTTGTGTAATACAGGAAATAGAGACAAAAAAGCCGAATAAAAACGGATATCCCAAAGAACTGATATCGGAATTTATGCAATGTACCATTATGGGAAAAGACTGCAGTCACTACTATCATCACTATGGCTATGAACGGTTTGAACGGCCTATAAGGAAAGCATACCGAATCAGCATACACGAAAGTTACCGGGAGAACGGTAAGGTCCGCAAAAAGCAGTTCGCAATATGTACTGTCAATTATTATGACCTGGCAACAGATATGTTCTCCCTGTATGACTGGGGCGGGGGCAAGATAGAAGCCACGGCGGATACTCTGCAGGTAGATGAGAAGGCAATGTATGAACTGATAGAAAGGAAGCTGCAGCCTATCCAGGACAGTGTAGTCGCTGAATTTCAGCAGACAGAGGAATACAGTGTACATCAGGAGCATGAGCGGATCACTACCATATATGCTGCAAAGAAGGTCAAATTTAATGAAATGTATGGAACCTCCAGCAATGAATATGACCAGTGCTATGATGTGTTTGGTAATCTACATTATCCGGATAAGCTGCGGGAAATAGAGATGGAGTATAAAAAACGTAGGCAATATGAGCGGCAGAGTAAGGAGAACAGCCGTAGTTACTACGATAAATTCTTTAACAACTACAGTGGAGGCACAAACAGTAGTTACACGGATGGCATTCCTAGTAACTGCAGCGAAGATGAAAAGATTACACTCAAAAAGTTTTACCGTACACTATCTAAAGCCTATCATCCGGATAGTAACCCAGGAATTGATACATCGGCGGAAATGAAGCTACTGAACCAATTAAAAAGAGAATGGGGCGTGTAGTTACAACGTTAATACTTACAATACCTACATTAATAAAGGAGAAAAATCATGAAGAAAAAATTTAGAGAATTCATTGAGGATTTTGCGGAGGGTTATACCGAGGAAGAATTGAGAAATAAGAAATACATGGCTATCCAGATCCGAGAGACTGCGGATGAAAGCGAAACTTTTGAAAATGCTGTATTTGAAATTGGAGTACGCGCAATAGTCAAGCATATTGCTAAGAAAATTGGAAATAATGGTGTTCCTGTACACGAAGTTAGTGAAAAGGAGGCAATAAACCTTCTTCTGGGAATGAAATTGCATACCATTTATACGCTGTCAGATAAAGACGGTGTTCCAGAAGGAAAAGTATGTGTTTTTGCTACTACTTATGACGAGGAAAATAAAAGAAGGTTTAAGAATCTTATCATTTTTGATTATGGTGAGCTGCGCATTACGGATTTTTATTAAAGGGAGGTGTGAGGCATGGGAACTGTACCACGGATGCTGACGATACAGCAGGCAGCCGATGAGACTGGTCTGTCTTATGGCTGTATCAGGAAATGGTGCCTGGAGAACAGGATCGTCTATCGGAAATCGGGAAGTAAATATCTTATAAATATGGGTAAGCTTAAAGATTACCTAAATGGAGAATCAGAGGAAGGAGGAACGCAGGATGCAGAAGGGAATTGTGATATCAGAAGAGATCTATTATAAGATGCTTGAAAATTATGACAAGGCAATGAAGGAGCTGGAGGAGCTGCGGCAACAGTTGGATGAGATGAAACAGAAAAATGCCCCTGCATAAGCTGGCCGGCTGAGAGCAAGGGGCAAGGAACTGTGATATATAAGTCTATCCACAAGGCAAATATACCACAGTTTCCGCAAAAAGGAAAGAGAGGAACTGTAATTATGAGTGAAATTATTGTGAAACGCATAGCACCCTGGAAATTGACAAGTGTACAGATTATGCAGCTACACGGGGCATACAAAGCCCGGTATGGAGATTTTGCTATATTGTTCTCCGCAAAGAATAAGACACTGTATGTAAATCAGTGTATGCCCGATGAAGATATAGAGAGGGTCCTGAAGGTCTTAAATTACGAAGGAGAAGCAATCAACGACGAAGGCAGCGAAATGGAACCGGATATAGACTACATGTATGATAGGTATGGAGAATCAGTATACTTTATCCTGATGGATGCGGTCCGTAGGCTGAATGAGGAGCGCTTGCATAAAAAGGCTCAGGAGTTAGTACCGGTAGTAACAGAGACGATTGAAGAGTATCGTATGGGAGATGAGTGCCCGGCGTTTCCGGAGCATTTGATTTATTTGGTGGAAGATAGTGGACGGAAGCTAGGCCACAGGACGGTACATAACAAAGTAGGCATGGGGACGGAGTATGTTTTTTACCTGGGATACTTGATGGGCCGGGGGATTATTACTGTTAATGATTGAGCGGGGGCGCGATATGAATAAAATTGAAGATTTGGTAAAGGAACTGATATATGAATTACTGCAGTTGAATCTGGAGGAGTTGAGAGAACTTAAAGAGATTTGGAACATTGAAATGGACAAGCTGAATATGTCAGATAAAGTAATTGCGTTTTGTAACAAGTTAATCGACCTTGTGATTGAAAATAAACAGGAAAAGGCGGGTGCAGTTGTATGAAAAGAGAAATATATGAAATATCAGCGGAGATCAACGGGATATCAAACGTAATTGTCGGGTTATCAAATCAATTAGATAATAGCAAAACAGATACTTTGAGCACAGAATCAATGCAGCAAGCTATGGTTTGTATCTCGACCTATCTGGATCGTATCGTGGAAGATTTAGACGATATTGATATGCTGATAGAAGAAAACAAAGAAAAAGAGGCAAATAGGATGGGAAAGGTTAAGGAGCTACTGATTACAATATTGTCAACCAGTACAGACCAGGAGCTGCGGAAAATGTTAGAGGACAATAGCACCAGTGAAGTCGTGAGGGTGTGCATAAATGAGGAATTGGATTTCAGGAAGGAGAAAACTGAATAATGAATAGAGAAGAAGTGAAAGAAATGATAAAAGAATACATCCGGATAAATGATGCAGTGAGCTGTGTTGAGTTGGAACGGTTCCTAGATGGGATAGGGTTTGATTACCGCGGGGATTTCTGTATTGCTTCCACCAAAAGCCGGAATGTGGTTTTTTGGTCGGGATGGAACCAAGATATCATTAGCCTCGTTGGAGAATTGCAGGAAGAGAATGCCATACATAAGGAACCGGCTGAGTTCTTCATATATTTGCTTGATGGCGGCGGCCTGGACCTCCCTAAGGTAAACCCTGAGATTAAATATTATAAAAGCCCGCATTGGCTGCCTGTAGTGTACTGCAAAGGTGCGGAAGAGGACTGTAAGAGGTAATGATTGCAAAGGGGGACACACAGATTGTCTAAAAATTATAATATGGATAAATATGCACTGGCCTACGCCAAAATGGGACTTGCGGTGTTCCCCGTGTGTGCCTGGGGTAATAATCCAAGTGACTTTAAAAAACCGCTCACCGGAAAGGGATTAATCGAAGCAACAACGGATCCCGAGACAATAAAAAAATGGTGGAAAAAGTGGCCGAGGGCTAATATCGCTATCGCAACGGGCAGCAGATCAGGTGGGATCATTGCCATTGACCTGGATGTGAAAGAAGAAAAAGGGATAGATGGCCGGGAAACATTGAGGTCGTGGGAGAGAGAACATGGAAGTCTTCAAGACAGTACCTGGATGGCTATTACCGGTGGCGGTGGTTATCATATATTTTACCATTCATCCAAGGAAGTTTCCTGTGACAGGGATATCTTTAGGGATGGATCCGGTGTTGATCTCAGGGGAGAGGGCGGATATGTTGTAGCCCCTCCCAGCTTGCATTTTAATGGACAACGCTACCAATGGGAATATTCCCCTGATGAATTTGTCTTGGCTGAAGCAGATGAAAGAGTGTTTGAGTTCATATCTGCAGGTAAAAAAGATGAGGTTGATAAGGGAAAATTCTCTTCACCTGCAGTCATCCAGGAGGGGACGCGGGACGATACTATTTTTAAACTGGCTTGCAGCTTACAGGCAAAAGGATTATCAGACGAAGCGATCCTGGCGGCGGCCCTGACTGAAAATGCTGAAAAGTGTCAGCCTCCGCTCACAGAAAAAGAAGTGGAGACGAAAGTCAAGAGTGCTTTGAAATATAATAAGGGTACTACACCTTATGCAAATGCTGCTGTTCCAGAAGAGAGTCATGTCACGCATTTCAAAAATGCACCTATGCAGCTCAAATGTGGGCAGTGGGATTGTGACAACAGCGGCGTTCACAAATGGATCCCAGGGAAAAGGGACACGGACCCACCTGTGCTGATCACCGCATCTTATCAGCAAATTATGCCAATAGGCCTAATGGAAAACATCGAAACTGGTGAGCAAAAATATGATATTGCCTTCAGCGTAAGGAGAAATGGCGCATTTGTCTGGAAAGATATAAGGATAGAACCAGCTATATGCTGCACGAAGACAAAAATTATCACACTGTCTAATCTGGGGGTATCTGTGACTGACAGGACAGCGAAAGAATTGGTTAATTATATAGCTGATATGTACCGTCTTAATGAAGAACAGATTCCGGTTACAAAAGCAGTTTCTCACTTTGGATGGATTGGGAAGGAATTTTTCCCTTATATGAAAGGCCTCGCTTTTGATGGGGATAACAGCCAGGAGAAAATAATGCGGGCACTGACGCCTCATGGCGACTTTGAGACATGGCGGAAAGAATGCCTGGAATACAGGAAGAATCGACACATAAGGCTTTTAATGGATGCAAGCTTCGCGTCCGTACTCCTGAAAATTTTAGGCTGTCTGTGCTTTGTGGTTCACCTCTGGGGGCCGTCAGGTCTTGGCAAAACAGTTGCTTTTATCCTGGCCGCCTCAATATGGGGAGTACCGGATGATTTGATCTTGTCAGTGGATTCAACACTTAATTACTGTACAAACCGTGCTGCACTGATGAAGGACATTCCGGTCTTTGTTGATGAGACGCAGTTATCACGGGGGGATCTAAGCAAGCTGATCTACGCAATGACAGAGGGAAAAGGCCGGGGCAGGCTTGACCGGAACAGTAAGGAACGTGACAGTAAGACATGGGAAAATGTATCATTTTTTAATGGTGAGCAGCCGATCACAGGGAATAATTCGGGTGCAGGAGCGATTAACAGGGTTATCGAATTGGAAGTGGAAGGTGCCCTCTTTCATGATTACGGGAAAGCGCTTGAAATTGCCCGTGGTAATAATGGCTATGCTGGCGAACGGTTTATCAGGTACATACAAGGCATGGATACAGGAGAATTAATCAAGGAACATAAGGAACTCTGCAGGGGGCTGGCGGAAGTGTCGCAGAGCACTGGGAAGCAGGCACAGAGCCTGGCGGCTATTATCCTTGCAGACCGATTAGCGGGAAAATGTCTCTTCCCGGAAGAGGAGCCTATGGATATAAATGAGAGTGCTGCCATTCTTAAAAATGCGCAGGAAGTATCCCAGTCGGAGCGGGCATACAAGTTCATTGTTGACTGGATCGCGGTTAATGAGAATTATTTTGACATTTCATGTACGCCAAGGATTCTGGGCAAAATAACGAAAGAACATTGTTTATTTAACCAAACGGAGCTTTGCAAGGTGATGGAAGACAATGGTTTCAACTTTGAAGCGATAAAAAAGGAATGGGCACAGTCTGGTTATTTGGAAAAGACATCAGATAACAGGTATTCTTTTCGGACAACTGTTTTTGGAAAGGATACGAAAGCGAGGTATGTAAAGATTTTATTTATGGATCCATCGTCCTTTGAAGAACTGGAAGATGAAACAGATAGGGATCCTGATGGGGTATTTGACGAAAAGTCCCACAAAAAATCCCACATGGAATGAAAATGTGGGAACTATGTGGGACTCCGGAACCCTTGATTTTAAAGGGAAAGTAGTAGGTGTTCCCACATTCCCACATAATATTTTACTATAGAACTATACATTATATTTATTATATATACAAAGGTTCTAAAAATAATGGTAAGGATAAGAGTGTTACATATATAGCTCTATAAACGGAAAACATGTGGGAATGTGGGAACTTTGCCTGGAACCCGCATAAACACTGGATTTTTCAGTCCCACATCACCTAAAAATGAGTGGGAACTGATGTGGGAATGTGGGAACTTTGGATTAGACAGAGAGGTGATTGTAATTAACGATGAGGGAGTAAAAAGGCTCATGTGTGCAGTTGTGCTGCAGACGGTCAGGGACTACCAGGCGGCCTTGCGGCATTATAATATATCGAAACATAAGGATAGAGAAATAGAGTATATGAAGGTCATAAGAGAATGTGAACTGTTTTTTCAAGAAAACATAGGCGCATACTGCAGTATAGATGGAGAAAAAATAATCACAAAGTTAAGGGCGGATGTAGCAAAGACCCTGAATAAAAGAGGGATTATAATGGAGGTGCCAGAGAATGACGATTAGAGAATTATATAGCCTGCAGGAAGATGACAATAAACTGAAATCTCTTTATATGGAACTTGCCAGGCATGAAGATTTTAACCCGTATAAAAACAATATCATATCTGATATGCCAAAAGGCGGTGGCAAAAAGGATTTTATGGAATGGTATGTGGAAGAAGGTGAGCGGATCCGGAATGAGATTCAGTATTACAAGAGAAAACTCCATGAGGATAGACAAAAAGTTGAAGTGTATATCAATAATGCTCCATGCCCCGAGCGGGATATTATCAGGTACAGAATCATTAATAATTTAAGTTGGGAAGAGATTGGAGAGTTGATAGGTTACAGTGGACGTCAGGCATCCAATAGGTTTTGGAGATACATAAAAAGATTTCCGTAATTTCCAAGATTTCCGTCGCGGTCTATGATATTATTAAGATAGGCAAGTGTGGATAATGAGAAGTCATTCATAAAGCCCTCCTTTTGTTACGGCTGCCGGGTGTCATGGCCTGGTGGCTGATTAAATTTTATATTGTTTGCATTTTATTTTTGTATGGAGTATAATTATATAAAATGCAGAGCGGAGGTAGTATTATGAAGTACAAATGTGTTGTATGTGGAAATGTTGATGAGAGTATGTATGATGTCTGCCCTAAATGCAAGGCAAAAAATGCCTACCTTCCCACCAGTCAGGAAACGTCATCCCAAGAAGGAATTATGACAAAAGAAGAGTGGGAAAAGAAAAAATAATTAATAAAGAGGGACGGGAGGTGGCTAACCCCGTCTCTTTTTGATTTCAGAAAGTGAGGTGAGCCTGATGGCAAAAGAGTTCGCCAAAGCATTCTACAACAGTAAACGATGGAAGAAGTGCAGAGCTGCATACATAAAGCATCGTAAGTCTGTTGATGGAGGATTATGTGAGACATGCCATGACAGCCCAGGCTACATAGTTCACCATAAAGTGGAATTGAATCCAGATAACATCAATCACCCAGACATTGCTCTGGGTTTTTCTAACTTAAAATATGACTGCCATGTGTGCCACCAGAAGGAGAACATGAAGGACGGACCGGCAGCAGGATTGATACAGTATGATTTCAGTCCGGAGGGAGATGTGATACCCAGACTCCCCCCTGATTGAGGTCATATTTTTTATTACGGAAAACCAGACGTCAACCTTCATGTAACACGCAGGATCACGTGAGCGGGGGTGTAGTATAAACAGAAATGAGGTGAGTAAGTGGGACGAAGAAAGACATATGCAGAGATGACAAAAGAAGAGATCATAACGGCTGAAAAAAAGAAACTATCAGGCATCTGCGGAGAGATGGATGAAAAAACAAGAAAAGCTGTAGATTCATTGATGGATGAAGCAGCATTTATGAGCGCGTCCCTTTACGAGCTGCGCAAGATCATAAATGAGAAAGGCTATACCGAGGAATACCAGAATGGAGCTAATCAAAAAGGGGTAAAAAAATGTTCTGAGGTCGAAGTGTATAACACAATGATCAAAAATTATATGGGGACTATCAAACAGCTTACAGAACTGCTGCCAAAGCCCCCATCACGGTCGCCTACGGGAGCTGGAGATGGATTTGAGGATTTTGTAAATGGCCGGGATGATTAAGTACCCCTTAGCTTATAATCCCATTCTGGAATATTGGGAAAAGATACAGAATAAAGAGATCCGAGTGTCGGATAAAGTATTCAGGACCTATAAAAAAGTTGTAAAGGACATTGAAAGCCCAGGGGAATACTTTTACAGTTCAAACCGGGCCAATCACATACTTGAATTTGCAGAGAATTACTGCCGTCACTCAAAAGGTAAATTTGGCGGTAAACCGGTACAATTGGAATTGTGGGAGAAAGCACACCTGGCAACTGTATTTGGTTTTGTCGACATCGAGGGAAACCGGAAATACCGGGAATCGCTCCTGATCGTGGGGAAGAAAAACGGTAAATCCCTGCTGGCATCCGTTGTAGGCTTATATATGCTGACAGCGGACGGAGAGATGGGACCGGAAGTCTATGCGGTTGCGACCAAAAAAGACCAGAGTAAGATAATCTGGCTGGAATCAAAGAGGATGGTAAAGAAATCTCCTTCTCTTACCAAGCGGGTGCGCTCCTTGGTTGCAGAGTTGGATACAGATTTTAACGATGGGGTATTTAAACCCCTTGCATCTGACAGTGATACGCTTGACGGCTTGAATATCCATTGCGTCCTCATGGATGAGATCCACCAGTGGAAGCAAGGCAAGGCCCTTTATGATATCATGGCTGATGGTGTGTCGGCCAGGGAACAGCCCCTGGTGTATATCACTTCCACCGCCGGGACTATCCGGGAGGACATCTACGATCAGAAGTATGAAGAGGCAGAAATGGTCATCAATGGGTATGAAGACCCAGATGGTTACAAAGATGAACACTTTATTGCCTTTATCTATGAACTGGACAGCCGAAAGGAGTGGACGGACGAGAACTGCTGGGAGAAGGCCAACCCGGGTCTTGGAACCATAAAGAACCGGAACACCCTGAAAGACAAAGTAGAGAAGGCAAAGAAGAACCCGCGGCTGGTGAAGAACCTGCTCTGTAAGGAATTCAACATCCGTGAGACTTCAAGTGAGGCATGGCTGACCTTTGAACAGGCGAACAACACAATGACCTTTGATATTTTCCAATTGAAGCCAAGATACGGCATCGGCGGCGTGGACTTATCCTCCACTACAGACCTGACAGCGGCAAAAGTGCTGTTTAAGGTGCCTGATGATGAGCATATCTATGTAATGTCCATGTACTGGATGCCGGAGGATCTGGTGGAGAAGCGGATACAGGAAGACAAGATCCCCTATGATGTGTGGATTGAAAAGGGGTATGTGCGGACTTGTCCGGGAAATAAAATCTCATACAGGGATGTAAAAGCCTGGTTCGTGGAAGTGCAGGAGGAGTACGATATATATTTAAACCTGATAGGATATGATTCCTGGTCTGCAGTCTATTTCGTGGAGGATATGCAGGACTACTTTGGGAAGGCCAGTATGGTACCAGTCATCCAGGGGAAGAAAACTTTGTCACAGCCCATGAAAGCCCTGGGTGCCGATCTGGAAAATAACGTGATCATCTACAACAATAACCCGGTGGATAAGTGGTGCCTCTGCAATACAGCAGTGGATGTGGATAAGAACGATAATATCCAGCCAATCAAGACCAGTAAGCCCCGGAGAAGGATTGATGGTACAGCAGCCCTGCTGGATGCCTATGTAGTGTTGCAGAACAACATGAATGATTATATGAGTCTGATATGACGCCTTTACCGGGCGTTATTTTTATGGCCGGAATTGCGCCGGCGCAAGAAAGGAGTAAACCTATGAAATTATTTGGCAAAAAACAGACCAGGAACCGGGAACCCACAGCCAAAGAAGGACTGCAGATGCTTACCACCTGGCAGGAACGGTATTATGCCTGGAATGGGAAACTATATGAAAGCGATATCGTCCGTGCCTGCATCCGGCCAAAGGTAAAGGCAATCGGAAAGCTTGTGGGAAAACACATCCGGGATGACCCGGCAGGTGGCCTGAAGGTAAACCCTGACGCGCGGATCCGCTTCCTGTTGGAGGAGCCAAACCCTTACATGACTGGGCAGATGCTGCAGGAGAAGGCGGCGAATCAGCTATGTCTGAATAATAATGCGTTTATCCTGATCATACGGGATGAGAATGGGCTGCCGGTGCAGCTATACCCGGTCCCATGTGTATTTGCGGAAGCGTTGTACGACAAGCAGGGAAACCTGTACCTGAAATTCCAGTACAGGAACGGGAAATCCGGCACGTTTGCCTATCAGGATATCATCCACCTGCGACAGGATTTTAACACAGATGATGTGTTTGGAGAAAGCCCGGCAAAAGCCATCTCACAGATGATGGATGTCATTGGTACGATCGACCAGGGAATCATAAAGGCGATCAAAAATAGCGGGATTATCCGGTGGTTGCTTAAATTTAACAGCTCTATGCGTCCGGAAGATATCAAAAAGAATGTAAAATCCTTTGTAGACGATTACCTGGCGATAGAAAGCGAGACATTCGGTGCAGCAGGTGTGGATTCAAAAGCAGAAGCGGTCAGGATTGAGCCGAAGGATTATGTGCCAAATGCAGCACAGACTGATAGGACGATTGAACGGATCCAGTCCTTTTTTAACACAAACAAAAAGATCGTACAGTCAAATTACACGGAGGATGAATGGACAGCTTATTATGAGGCTGAGATAGAGCCAGTGGTGGTCCAGATGCATGGAACCTATACAGTAGGACTGTTTACACGCAAGGAACGCGGCTTCGGAAATAAGATTGTGTTTGAAGCTAATAACCTGCAGTGTGCCAGCCTGACCACAAAGCTGGCTTTCCAGGCAATGGTAGACCGCGGCGCCATGACGCCGAACGAATGGAGGCAGACTATGAACATGGCTCCGCTTGTAGGCGGTGACGAGCCTATCAGACGATTGGACACCCAGGTAGTAAATCTGGTCGAGACAGCTCTTAAAAACATGAATGCAGAAAACTGCCATGTGACTGCAGATGTCATAAAAGGGCTTCTGGAAGCCGGAAAGGAGGGAAAGGATGGCTAGGATTGACATTAGGGGAGTGATCATCCCGAATGATTACAAATGGTATTATGACTGGTTTGAGGAAGACAGCACATGCCCAAGGGATGTACAGAAGGTCATAGATACATACCCAAATGAAAAGCATGATATCTACATCAACTCTCCGGGAGGAGCGATTGACGTGGGATCAGAGATCTACACGATGCTGCGGGGCCATGCCGCCGGTATAAAAATCTATATTACCGGCCAGGCGTGCAGTGCTGCTTCAGTGATCGCGGCAGCAGGGTATTGCGAGATGTCGCCTACGGCATTATTGATGGTGCACTGTGTGTCTTCAGGGGCGCGCGGGAATCACAGTGACATGGAGCATATGGCGGAAGTCCTGCGTACTGCAGACAGGGCATTGTGCACCGCTTATATGGACAAGACGGGCATGACTGAACAGGAAGTCCTGGATATGATGGAGCATGAGACCTGGCTGAATGCGCAGCAGGCGCTGGAGAGGAAACTGATTGATAAGATCATGTTCGAGCAGCAGGAGCCTGAACTGATGACTGCATCAATGTTCGCGCTGCCGTCATCAGCTCAGATGGAACGCGCAAGGACACTTGCTATGGCACCTGAAATGGAGCGTGCCATGATGAACTTGAAACTTTTAGAATTGGAAGGAGCCAGAAAATGGGAAGAAAAGAATATTTAGAAAAAAGGCAGGGTATGCTGAACGAAGCAAAGCAGCTCATCAACAGTGGAAAGATTGATGAGGGCAACAAGAAAATGGACGAGATCAAAGCCCTGGATGAGAGATTTGATGCGGAAGCAAAGGCAAATGCGGCACTGGAGGCTATGGAGAATGTGCCGCAGGGAATGAACCTGCAGAATCTCACAGATGCAGGAGCAGAAGGCAGGGCCGTGTCTGCAGGAACAGCCAGAATGACAGAAGGGATTGCTATGAATGGACAGCGGCATACAGAGGAGAAGCTTGATTATTCTTCCGAGGCCTACAAAACCGCATGGGCCAAAAGCATGATGGGAAAACCGCTTTCTGCGGAGGAAGACGCAGCTTATAAGATGGTGAACGAGGCCTTCACCCATACTACGGGGAACACAGGCACGGTCATCCCTAAAGTGGTGACTGCTGGTATCTGGCAGGAGATCGGAGAGATCTATCCATATTGGAATGACATCAGTAAAACGTATGTGAACGGTATCCTGACCATGATCAAGGCTGACACATCCACGGATGCGAAATGGTATGATGAAGCAACCAAAACAGAGGATGGAAAAGAGACCTTTGAGACCCTGACCCTGAACGGCTGCGAGCTTTCCAGAGCGATCACGGTATCCTGGAAACTGAAAGAGATGGCTATGGATGAGTTCCTGCCTTATATCCAGAAACGTATGGCTGAAAAGATGGGAGCAGCTCTGGGGTATGGATCTACACACGGAAAAGGACAGCCGGGGGCTGGTGAGACATTTAAGGCAGAGCCTTTGGGCGTTGTGACTGCTCTGGAGAAAGAAACCGGTACTCCTCAGATTGCAGAGTATGTGAAAGGCACACTGGGGTATACGGATATCATTACAGTCAGGGCAAAAGTGAAGAGTGGATACGCTGGCGGTCTTTCTATCTATGCAAATTCCAATACCATCTGGACGGAGCTTGCAAATGTGAAGGACCAGAATGGACGTCCTATCCTGATCGCGGACGTGTCCAACGGAGGAGCATTTAAAGTGTTGGGCATGGCAGTTAAGGAAGATGATTCTATGCAGGATGGCGAGATCCTGATGTCCAATGCACCCAGGGGGTATACAGCGAACATCAACAAGGAGATCAGCGTTACTCTGGAGGAGCATGTAAAAGACCGAATCACAGATTACTGCGCTTATGCGATCGTAGATGGTGCTATGGTGACCTCCAAGGCACACGCCCTGTTAAAATATAAGGCGGGGGAATAAAAAGCCGCACGGTGCCGGCAGGAAAGAATAGCACTGTATTTAATGACACCTACACAGTCACGCAGCTAAAGGCGGCGGCAAAAGAACAGGGAATCGTCGGTTATGGCAGCATGAGCAAACAGCAGCTCCTGGAGGTGTTGAACAATGAGTGATATGCTTTTGATTGAAGAGCTGAAACGTATTGTCCGGGTGAGATCAGCGGATGCCGAGTTTGAACTGGAAGGACTGGTAGCATCCTGTAAAAAAGAACTGGAGCTTGCCGGGATATATGGAGACGAAGCGGATCCGTTGTACCGGCAGGCGGTCCGTCTGTATTGTAAGTCTCATTATGGATACGATGAAGATACAGAACGGTTCCAGGCGGCATTTGGCTCCCTGCGGGATGCAATGGCTTTGTCCGGCGATTATATAAAGGAGGCTGCTAATGGAAGCAACATTGATATGGAACAGTAGGACCAAGGACAAAGACGGCTTCCCGGTAGAAGAAGAGCACAGCGTGGATATCTATGTTGAGGAAAAATCAGCAGCCAGGATGGAGTTTTATGAAGCCATGCGTGCAGGCGTTGAGGTGAAGCTGGTCCTTGAGACCAGGCAGGAGGATTTTGAACTTTCCGCTCATGAAGAGGATGGAAAAAAGGTATATGCCAGGAAAGTGGAGTATGAGGGATATACATATGATATCGTCCGTACCTACAAAACGGGAAAAGCAAAGATCCAGATCATATGCGGGTAGGTGATGAAATGAGTTTTGAGACACTGGGTTTTGATGACCTGGAAAAAGAGCTGGAACAGTTAGGGGATATTGATGATATAGCGCCTGTAATACTGGAAGCAGCGGCACCTATCCTCAAAGAAGAGCTGCAGAGCCAGGTACAGCAGGCAGCTGATAAAGGATATGCCCAAGGGGACCTGGCCGGATCCATAAAAGCGAATAAACCGGGAGAGAACCATTTGGGGCACTATGTATCCGTTACGGCAAAAGGTAAGGATAGAAAAGGCATCCGAAATAATGAAAAACTGGCATATCTGAATTATGGGACATCAAAACAGAGTGCGAAGCCGATAATCAGCAAGGCAATGAAAAATTCGGAAAAGAAATGTTTAGATGCCATGCAGGAAAAATTCAATGAGGTGACGGGAGGATGAGCGTAAATGAAAAGATAGAACTTGCGCTGGCGCAAATAGTAAAGAATATCTGGCCGATGTGCTGTCCGGATGAACGTCCTCCCGGGGAATATATTGTCTACAATCCGGAGTTGGAAGAAGCTGCGGTGTTTGCGGATAATACGGACCAGGAGTGGCTACAGCATATGCAGGTGCACCTTTACACAAAGAGGAACTATATGGGAAGACGTAAGGAGATAAGAAAAGCCCTGCGGGAAGCAGGGGCTGTTGTAACAGACATAATGACACTGTACGAAAAGGATAGTGGATATTATCACTTATGCTTTTCGTGCATTTTTGAAGAAGATATGGAGGAATAAGATTATGGCATATGTAGGATTAGCAAAGCCAACAGTAGCCAAGGCTGATGATAGCACAGGTACCATGAAATATACGGAGGGTTTCACCTGTGGAAAGGCGATTGAAGTAACGATCAACCCGCAGTATGCGGAAGGCTCTCTGTTTGCAGATAATGTAAAATCTGAATATGATAAAGAGTTTAAATGGGCAGACATCACTCTCAATACGGATACGCTCCCGATTGCGGCACATACGGCAATGTTTGGGCATACCGTGACAGAGGATGAGGGAATGGTCGAAGACAGGTCAAGTGATGAAGCCAACTATGTCGGCCTTGGGATCTACGCAGATGAAAAGGTGAACGGGAAGAAAAAGTATGTTGCCATCTGGATACACAAGGCCAAATTTACAGAAGGCCAGGAATCCTATAAGACAAAAGGTGACAATATTGAGTACCAGACACCAAATATTTCCGGGCAGGCCATAACGGATATAGATGGAAAATGGAGGACCAGGAAGGTATGTGATTCCGAACAGGAAGCCAGGGACTGGATTGATACAAAGGCCGGTATCAAGACGGCATAAGGAGGGAGGAGAGTAAAATGTTTGAAGGATTGAGCCATATTGAACTCTCAGGGAAGCCATACCCTATCCGCTGTGATATCCTTGTGCTCGAAAAGATCCAGGATGAATATGGCAGCCTGGATGATTTTGAGTCAAAGCTGATGACGTGGGAACCGGAACTTGATGAAGAAGGGAACAAGATCCGGGAAGAGAACGGGGATATCAAATACCGTGGGAAGCTACCTGATGCAAAGGCTCTGAACGATGCTCTGTATTGGATGGCATCAGAGGGAGAAGCAGTGGCGGCGGAAGAAGAAAACAGGAAACCAGAAGTGATCACCAGAGAGGGGATTGCCAGAAAAGTTGACCTTACGCCGATGGAACTTGCAAGCCATCTCCACGATGAATTTTATCGCTGTTTTAAATCAAAAAACGCGAAGGCCACGCAGAAGGAATAGAGGATGAGGAGCCAGAGCCGATAGATTTTGCGTGGTTGGTGTTCATCGGAATGCAAATAGGATATACGGAAAAAGAAATTTCCCGCATGTATTTTGGAAAGTGGTGTGACCTCTTCAAACACTTTAAATGGTACTGTAATTTCAAGGCGAAAAGATATGTGTTTGGTGAGAGAAAATCCTCATCTTTGATGGACTTATAGTCTGATCTGGAGTATAATGGTATCAAAGGAGGGATGCGTAATGAGTAAAGAGCAGAAAGTATTTATAAAAGCGTTGCTGGGCCTTATTTTCTGGCTTGCAGTCGCATTCCTCATTGTTGTGGAACCGGCGCTCGGGATAGTAGGTGCTCTCATCGGACTGATATCCCTTGTGTGGAATAAGATAAAGCATAAACCGATTGCAACATTTAAGATTAAAAGATAATAGAGAAACGAGCCACTTGCTCCGGCAGGTGGCTTTTTTGTGGGCAAAATAGGGAGGTGAGAATTTGGCAATAAAGAAGATAGGTGCGCTGATCGCGCTGGACGGCGAGAAGGAATTTAAGCAGAACGTCACGAACTGCAATAAATCTTTGTCTGCATTGAAATCCGAGTTAGGCCTTGTACAGGCCCAGTATGAAGGCCAGGAGAACTCCCTGGAGGCCCTACAGAAGAAGCATGAAGTGCTATCCAAGGCTCTGGATGAGCAGAAGAGCAAAGAAGAAGCTGTCAGAAAAGGTCTGGAACATGCACGCGAGAGCTACGAGAAGGTTGGCGCGGGTCTCACAAACTTGAACAAGCAGCAGGAAACCCACAGCAAAAAACTGGGGGATCTGAAGCAGGATTATGAAAAGGCCACGGACCGCCTGGATAAGATGACAAAATCCGGGAACTCATCGGAACAGGCGATAAAAAAACAGGAGGCAGTGGTACAGTCTCTTGCCGGTGAGCTAAAAAAAGAAGAGACAGCCCTGGATGACGTCAACCTTGCTATCACAAAAGGTGAGAAGAATTATCAAACTGCAGGAAACCGCGTGAAGGACTGGGAGACGAAGCTGAATACAGCAGAAGCCCAGGTCATAAAGGCATCGTCAGCGGTGAATAAAAATGCTGCATATCTAAAAGAGGCGGCACAGTCTACGGATCAATGCGCGAAATCCATTGACGAATTTGGTAAAGAGGTAAAGGACGCAGAAAAAGTCACGATGGATTTTTCAACAATCCTTCAGACAAGCCTGGCAAACGCGCTGGTGAATTTGGGGAAGGATGCCGTTGTCAATGCGGTCAAATCAGTAACAAGCCTTGAAACTGCACAGAGGCAGCTACAGGCAAGCACCGGAGCCACTGCAGGAGAGATGCAGCAATACAAGTCTGTTATGGAGGACCTGCATAACAACAATTATGGTGATGATATCAACGATGTTGCACAGTCAATGGCCCTTGTCAAGCAGTATACAGGTGAGCTGGATCCCAGTAAGCTGGAGAGTATGACAGAAAATGGCATTGCCATGCGTGATGTCTTTGACATGGATTTGAGCGAAACAATCCGTGGTGTGGATGGCCTTGTAGAGAATATGGGGGTAACATCTGAGGAAGCTTTTGATCTGATGGCTAAAGGCGCCCAGAATGGCCTTAACAAGTCCGGTGAGCTGGCAGATAACATAGCTGAGTACAGCCAGTTATGGGGGCAGGCTGGATTTTCTGCACAGGAGATGTTCGGGATCCTTCAGAATGGCCTTGATTCCGGCGCCTATAATCTGGATAAGGTAAATGACTTTGTGAAAGAGTTTGGTAACTCTCTGGCGGATGGCCGGATTGAGGAAAATCTGGATTCTTTTTCGAGCGACACTAAGTCGTTATTCTATCAATGGAAACAGGGAAAAGCCACAACAAAAGATGTGTTTTACTCTGTGATCAATGATATTTCGACAGCTACGAATAAGCAGGAAATGCTTACTCTGGCAAGTAACACCTGGTCAGCTCTGGGCGAAGACAATGCCATGAAAGTCATCACTTCCTTGAATGAGACAAATACGGCATATGATGACGTAAAAGGGACGATGGAAAGTATCAAGGATATTAAATATGATACCCTTGAATCCAGGTTCACTCAATTAGGAAAGAAGTTCCAGACGCAAGTAGGGGTACCAATCGCCGAAGATGTTTTGCCTGCGATTGAGGATGGTCTGGATGCTGTCATAGAGAACATGGATACTTTGGTGCCTGCGATAGCAGGCGTGATAGCCAGTGTTGGCACATTTAAAGCTACAATGAAACTGGCTACGGTAGCACAGGCTCTTTTTAATACTACTGTAAGCGCAACACCTATTGCACTAATGGTAACGGCGGTGGCCGGCGCAGCAACCGCAATAGGTGTTTACGCAGAGAGCGCAGGGGATGCGTCGAAAGATGTCGCGGATTTGGCTGATCAGAGCCAGCGATTGTGCGACAAAGCAAACGAAGTATCTGAATCTGCCCAGGATATGATGACATCCTATGCTGACACCAGTGCGGAAATAGAAGCGCAGGGAGGATATGCAAAAACACTTGCTGAACGTATAGAAACGCTTGCAGATAAGACTGGGAGAAGCAACGAAGAAACTCAGGTGATGCAGGGGTACATTGCTGAACTGAATGGACTGGTGCCGGATTTGAACCTGGCGTATGACGAGCAAGCCGGAAAGCTGAATCTGGCAAGTGATGCACTGGAAGAATATCTGAATCAGTCACAAAGGGACATAGAACTGCAGGCACTCAGGGAGCAGGCTGTTGAACTGATAAAAAAGAGGTCAGAACTGGAAGTTGAGAATATTAAGCTTACACAGCAGTCAACGGATTTATCAGATAAAAAACAGAAAGTTCTTGAGGGTGAAGATGAATGGTATCTGAAAAACTGCAGAAGCTTGACAACGCTATTTGATAAAAAAAATGAGGAACGCCGAAATTACGATGAAGTAACAGAATCTATTGAAAAAAATCAGGAAGCTCAAGAAAAAAATGAAACAGCGCGTAAAGATGTAGAAGCAGGAATTGCAGCTCTTCAGGAGGAGTTGGAGAAACATGGTATCTCATGGGAAGAGGCTACTGTAAAGCAAGACGAAAATACAGAATCTGCGAACACAAATGCAGAGGCACAGCAGGCAGCAGCAGATGCCAATGCAACGGCAGCGCAAACTATAGTAGAAACTTACATGGGGATGCAGGAAACTGTCTCAGATGTACTGGAAAGCCAAATGAACATGTTTGAAGAATTTAACGCTGGCGCAGATATATCAAGCGAGGAACTCTTGAATAACATGCAGTCACAGATTGAGGGAGTAACAAACTGGGCTGACAACATGGCGTACCTGGCTGACAGAGGCGTAAATCAAGGCATCCTGGATAAACTGGCTGAAATGGGACCGCAGGGGACTACATATGTCGAAGCATTTGCCAATATGACGGATGAGCAGTTGCAGCAGGCTAATGATATGTGGTCACAGTCTTTGGATATGAAAGAGGGAGTAAATGCCAGCGTCCAGGGTATGATCGAGGAATACACGGCAGCTCTTAATGGCGGAAAAGAACAGATGGTAGAAGTTATGTCCTCTGTGGGTATAGATTTGTCTGGCGGGCTAGGGTCTGGAATCAGAACAGGGATTGAACAAGGTACCATTGCAATAAATGAACTAAGCGAAGCTGTTATCACTACTACAAAGACAGACTTCGATACGCATTCCCCATCGAAAATATTTATGGGTATTGGAAATGATTTGGTTGCGGGATTATCTGACGGTATCACCGGGAATGAACTGCAGGCTGTCATGGCAATACAGATGTTGTCACAACAGATCGTAAATATTGCCCAGAGCACATTAAACTCTGCTGATTTTACCAATGTAGGCAATACAGTAGTTGATGGCATAAGGACAGGCGTGGAGCATGGTTCGCCTGCAGTATTGGCCCGTGTTTCATCTCTTTGTGATGATGTGCTATCCAAAACAGAGGAAACGCTCACATATGTTAACTTTTACGTGCCGGGCAATGTAGCAGTGCGAGGACTGGAAGCGGGTATTGCTGCAGGTCAAGATCTAGTAGAGCGCGCAGCGGAGTCTGTGGTATCGTCTGTAACCGACGAGGCATCGGAACTGAATTGTTGGACGTTATACATGGACGGATACAATACGTCCGTCGGTCTGGCAAACGGTATAGCCGCCGGCGAATCAGAAGTAATCAATGCAGTGGCCCAGATGTGTGCGGATGCGGTGGCAGAGGCAGAATACAGGCTGGATATCAATTCTCCATCCAAAGTTTTTAAAAGATTGGGTGAATATACCGCCGAAGGGTTTGGAATCGGTTACGAGGATAAAATGGATGATGTACGGGCCACAATCGCGGAGAGCATGGAAGTGCCAAACGTGACAGGAAGAAACGCTGCTGGAACAAATGCTGTATACGAGAATTCCGGTGACACAGAAGCATTTGAGCTGTTCAAAGAGTATCTGCCATATCTAAGGGAGATAGCGGCAAAGGACACGACTTTGTACCCATCCAGACGGCAATTTGAAAAAGATGTTACGCAGATTGTGAACAGCGGTACAACAAGAAAGACAACGATGAAATCAGCAGCAAGGGGGTATTGATACGTTTTATGTGGAATTGAATGAAGTAACCAGCGACTCAATCGGACTGCTGGTAAAAGAAAGGCCTGCGCCCCCTGCGCCGGAACCAGATTATGATGCAATAAAACTGCCAGGCAGGGACGGCACCCTTTACCACAGAAAAGATACTGTGCCTGATATCCCGGTAACTTTCACATTCGGTTTTAAAGCAAAAAAAGATTTGTGGATGGAGCAGTATCGCATCGTAAAAGAATGGTTGTATGATGGTATAGGCAGCAGGCTTGTATTAAGCGACGACCCAGAATATTTCTACCAGGTCAAACACCTTAAAATTAAATCAACAGAGAGATTTATAAGGACAATGGGACAGATATCGGTTGAATTTATATGCTCAGGTTATCAATACCTATTAGAAGGGACAACGGAAATGGACATTGACCGGGTATTATATAACCGCTATTACCTGTCCCATCCGGTCTATAAAATTACCGGAGAAGGAGTCTGTACCCTTACAGTCAACGGAAAGACAATGGTGGCGAATGTGGGGCAGAATTTGACCATAGATACTGAAAGGAAGCTATCATATAGGCTTGATAACACAATCATGAATACCTCTGTGACAGGTAATTATGATGACCTGTATTTGCTTAAAGGAAAAAACAGCATAACCATAACAAACGGATTTGAATTGAAGATAATCCCCAATTGGAGGTGCCGATAATGATACAGATATATCTGCCATACAATACAGACTATGAGCATAACGGGGATGCGGTACTGGGTCCGATCTCCTGCGAATGCGAAATGGTACTCAATGATGAATGGCATCTTGAATTGGAGCATCCGATAGATGAAAACGGAAAATTTAAAATGATCATAAAAGAAGCTGTTATCTCCGCGCCAACGCCAATAGGGGAGAGGCAGCTTTTTCGTATTTACGAAACACAAAAGGATGATGAAACAGTAACGGCTTATGCATTTCCTGTTTTCTTTGATTCCAAGGATGATCATATTTTATTAGATGTTAGGCCGACGGGTAAGAACGGTCAGCAAGCACTTGATATCATGTGTGCGAAAAGTGAATATAGTGGGACATCAGATATAACCACTGGTTCCACGGCATATTACGTGCGTAGGAATTTAATGGAGGCAATCAATGGAGACATTGACCAGTCTTTTATAAATCGGTGGGGCGGGGAAATTCTCTATGACAATTACCAGGTAATCATTAATCAGCGTGTCGGCGGAGATTACGGCGTCCGGGCGGAATTCGGTTATAACCTGGAAGGAATAGAAGAACATGTAGACATGAGCGAGGTTGTAACCAGGATCATCCCGGTTGCATACAACGGATACACACTCGAAGGAGATTCACCGTGGGTGGATTCCCCGCGTATCAATAAATACGCAAAGGTATACACAAAGGAACTCTCTTTTGATGATATAAAGATGATAGAAGATGCGAGTGAAGATGAAGAAGGGTGTCTGACGCTGGATGAATTGCGACGCAAATTAGTTTCAAAATGCAATGAGCAGTTCGCACAAGGCGTAGACCTGCCAAAAATCTCTTATGATGTAAATATGGTATCCCTGGAAGGGACAGAGGAATATAAGGGATACGAGATCCTGGAAAAAGTAGGGCTGGGAGATACAGTACATTGTAGGCATAGGGGACTTGGCATAGAGACAAATGCAAGGGCAATCTCAATCAAATATGATTGTATTGATAAAAGAAATTTAGAGATCGTTCTTGGTGACTATCAAAAAAGTGCTTTTGACTCTGAGTTTGAGCTGCAGAAGGCAATTGAAGCTGTTCTCGATAGCAAGTCAAAAACGGTAATGGCAGAGAGGGTGCGGGGCATCCTTGACGCAGTAAATACTCAACTGCGGCTGCAGAGTACGGTTGCCAAGAAAGTAAATGGCAGAGCCTTTGAAATATCCGACCTGGACCCTGAATCGGAATTATACGGCTGTATGATATTCGGCAGCCAGGGCTTACAGATCGCCACGGAGCGCACCGCGGACGGGAGGGACTGGAACTGGCGGACGGCTATAACTGCAAAAGGAGTCGTTGCAGATGCTATCATATCCGGCCTACTGTCGGATAAGACAGGCCGGAACTATTGGAACCTTGATACAGGTGAGTTTCGGATGACGATGGAGGCTTTTACCGTAGATGGAAAAACGGTAGAAGACATTGCAAAAGGTATTGCAGACGAAGCGCAGAAGCTGGCTCAGGCATATGCAGACAAGCAGCTATCAGACTTCACCTATGTTGTTTCTGGTGATATTTATAATCTCCAGAAGCAGATAGATGGACAGATAGAGACATATTACTATGACTACGAACCAACCCTCAATAATGCACCTGCCTCTAAATGGACCACAGAGACGGAGCGGGCGAAGCATGAGGGAGACCTATTTTACTGGAAAAGCAAAGGCTATGCATACCGCTTTTTTAAAGAAGGCGGAGTGTGGAAATGGCAGCTTGTGCAAGACACAGATGTTACAAAGGCCCTTGCCAATGCATCGAAAGCGCAGGATACAGCGGACAGCAAACGCAGGATTTTTATAGCCCAGCCAACAACCCCGTATGACGTGGGTGACACTTGGATGGATGGCAGGGACATACTGACCTGTACTGTAAGCCGCCAGACTGGGGTGTGTCAATCATCCGACTGGCGAAAATTGAATGCATATACTGATGATGCGGCCCTAAATGCTTTCATCTCTGGGGATTATAAAAATGCCATTGCTGCGTTAAAAACACAAGCCGACAAGAAAGCAGAGACTTGGCGGCAGGCCGATGACCCGGCGGCAGGATGGACACAGGCAGAGAAAGCGGAGCATAAAGGGGACCTGTGGTATAAAACCACGGACCAGAAGGCTTATATCTACACAGGGACCGCCTGGGAGCTGATGAAAACGGCTCCTCCTGATGAGGTCTTTGACAAGATAGACGGTAAGGCCCAGATATTTGTAGCACAGCCCGCGCCCCCTTATGCAATAGGGGATTTGTGGACGAATGGGACAGATATATTGACTTGTACAATGGATAGAGCAACCGGCAATTACGTGGCAAGTGACTGGAAGAAATTGAACGCATACACGGACAACAGCGCTCTGCAGGAATTTATTTCTGGAGATTATAAAGACACTATTGAAGATATCCAGAACCAGACGGACCAGAAAGCTGAAACATGGTGGCAGCCTGCGGACCCATCCACTGCTTGGGAAAATAAAGCAGAGCATAAAGGCGACATCTGGTATAACACCACAGAGAAAAAGTCTTATATCTACACCGGATCTGCATGGGAAGAAATGAAGGCTACACCGCCGGATGAGATATTTGACCGGATAGACGGGAAAGCTCAGATATACATAAGCCAGCCGGCGCCACCGTATCAGATCGGAGATCTATGGTTTGATGGAGTTGATATACTTACATGCGTTACAGAAAAGGAAAGTGGGGACTATGCTGCAGCCGACTGGGAAAAGAGAAATTCATATACTGATGATACCTTGGCGCAAGAAGCCCTTGACGAAGCGCGAAAAGGGCGTATCCTAGCCGTTTCCCTGTCGAACGATACATTTGTTGTCCCGACGGATACGGACGGAAATAACGGCAATTATACAGGATGCAATACAACTATTTCTGTGTTTTACGGCACTACGGATGTAACCAAAAGCGCATCAATAACTGTTTCAAAATCGGGAGGTATCACAAGCTCATGGTCTTCCCTGACTAAGCAGTGCACGGTCACTAATATGACTTCCGATAGCGGATATATCGAATTTCTTGTCAAGTACAACAGTATTTCTGTGACCAAGCGCTTTACAATCAGTAAAAACAAGAACGGATCAGACGGACGTATCTATATGCTTGACCCTTCCACACTGGTAATGAAAAGAGGGGAGAGCGGAAACTTGAACCCGCAGAGGGTTACGTTTTACTCTCGATACAAGGATGGGAAATCGCCAGAAAAGGTAAGTTACCCTGGGCATTTTGAAATTGGTGAAAGTGTAAACGGATCTGTCTGGACTACAAAATACACAAGCAGTGTTGACGAATCAAGCGTAGTATACGCACCTACCAGTACGGCGGTAACCATAAAATGCACGCTTTATGAGGCGGGAGGAACAGATGTAAAGATAGACAGCCAGACCGTTGTTATCCTGGAAGATTTAGCTGCCCTAACGCATGACATGGTATTTGACCGGCTGACAGACGGCGGGAAGATACAGGGCCTCTATACGGAGAACGGCAATATATACATTAACGCTACCTATATTAAATCCGGTATGCTCACTCTCGGCGGGAGCGGAAATCAGTATGGCTCCCTGCGAATGCTGGACGCAAGCGGGAAAAAAATAGGCGGATGGGACAAGGACGGGATCTATGTAGACGGAGGGGCTATTTACTGTAAAACATCCGAATCAGGAGCAAGTTTGTACGGCGGCAGGATGCATCTAACGCATGGGACCACAGAAGTCGGAAACATAGGCACTAATTATCATGTAGGATACGAAAGCAGGAAAGGTCTTGTATTTGACCTGGACAGCACTGGCGCATACATGGCCTGGGCCGCAAGGACATCAAGTACAGGCAGTTATATCATAAAGCTTTTATATTCCAGTAAGACATTCGGGGATTACAAAGCAGACCGGTTATACCTTGGGTGTGATATGGATTGCAACAATTACAATTTCAGGAAACTCAAGGTTTCAGACAGCTTTTCTATTATGAATAATACAACATGCGATATTTACAGTGATGTTAATTACCATAATTGGAATGCAAAAAATATCGGACTTGATAATATAGTTGCTTTTGATGGTTACGCCCCATTCAGCGGAACTTTTCCAATCGTATATAAAATAGTTAAAAACGGTGATGGGAGCATTACCTGGTATACCGGAACTGTGAAAGTGAGAAGCGGTGGTATAACCGCTGTCCCAGAATAAGGAGGAAGACATGGAACCAATCATTATGTTGGAGGCGCCGGACGAAATTAACATTGATAATCCAGATACTCCAAAATCAGAAGAAGCAGTAATGACGGTTATGGAAACTACAGGAAGGAATGAAAGCAATGGAACAGAATAATAAAAAAACGCCGATAGGTGCTTTTATGGATTTGGCAAAGGAAGAAATCGGGAATTGCATTGCCACAATCACGCGAGAAAACGGTATACCAGCAGATTTGACGGTGTATATCCTTGACAGTATTAGAGCTGACTATGAAAAGGCGAAGGCTCAATATTATGTGAATAACTTTGCAGCTGTGCAGGAACCAGAACCAAGGAAGGAGATAATGCATGAAGGCGGTAAAGAAGATTGAAATAAGTGTCCTGCATAAGAGGATCACACCGATTGTTTACGCGGTCCAGGGTGATACAGGCAGGGAAATAGAATGTACCGTAGTTGACTGGGACATACCCGCAGGTGTAACCGCACGCGTCTGGGTGGTTAAACCGTCAAAAAAGGTCGTATATAATGACTGTCGGATTGTAGACAAGGCCGTTTTCGTACCCATGACGAACCAGACGCTTGCGGAGCCTGGTGGCGCGATCTGCATGATAGAGTTTGTGAGTGGAGAGGATGTAGTATCCTCTTTTTCTTTTAACCTCTACGTTTACGAGAGTGCGAGCGGTGACGGAATACCCAGCGAAAACGAATCTACTGTACTGGAGGGAATGTTTAAGGAGCTGGCCCAGGATGCAATCAAGACGCTGAATGAGGCGAAGGCCCAGGCTGCTGCGGCGAAGAAGTCAGCGCAGGACACAGAAAAGATTAAAAATGATTTTACGCTCACCGCCCAGCAAGCCGTAGCTGACGTAAATAACGCCGGTCAGACCCAAACCCAGCGTGTAAACACCGCCGGAGACACCCAGGTCTCCCGTATCCAGGCAGAGGGGACAACCCAGATCCAGAACGTACAGGCCACAGCCGCAGAGATAGCAGCGGACCGGGAGCAGATACACACCAACCGGGATAATACCGCAAGGCTGCAGCGGACCACTGCAGGGGCTATTACACGGAGCGCGGAGGGGAGTTTTATCACCCTGGAGGACGCTGCGGACGAGATGGGGTTTAAGCGGATTGAGATACCGGGCATGACGGAGCAGAGGACTACGACCGGGGCGCAGCTGTTTGATGCGAGTAAGCTACCGACAGCGACAGCAAACGGCGCCACGGTTACCAATAATGGTGATGGGAGTTTTACAATCTCAGGCACGCCGACAGCAAGTGGCGGAATTTCATATTATGCATATTCACATGATGAGTCTGTTAAGTTATTTCCTGCAGGAACGTATACTTTAAAGTGTGAGAAGGCAACCAGACCGTATTTTTATTTAACGTTTTCTTATACTGGCGGAAGAGTTGAACTAAATAATAATAGTACGACGATACTAACAAAAGACATCACAGAAGATATGGTGAATACAGCCAATTATCAGGTGACGTTTGGATTTTATGTAAATATAGAGACTACCTTACAAATCGGCACTATCCGTCCAATGTTATATTGCGACGGTGACGGAACCTGGGAACCATACACAGGCAATAAACCATCTCCCTCCCCGGAGTACCCGCAGGAGCTGGAGAATGTCGGGGTGCTGAATGAGGCCGGGAAGTACAAGGTTAAGATTGCAGCGTGCAAAAATAACCTGCTTGATATGACCGGAGCAAAAGGCGGTACGGATGCAGGAATAACCGCAGTCGTAAACCCAGATGGTACATTTACCAGTAATGGTACTACAACAGGCGCCGCAATAAATATATGGTTGTTAGGCGGGTATTACCCAGATTTTACAGATAAGGATGTATTAATGGTACTTGCCCCCGGAAAAACATACTATCTTGCAGATGTTGCATTATTTATGGGCACGGAAAATACGGCAACGCAAGTATTTTTTGTTGACCCCAAGAAGTATCCTAAAGGATTCAAGGTTACAGGTGTAAGGCATCCGGCCAAAAATGTAGGCACAGTATTAACAAATAAAACACATTATCCCCGTGTAATACTTGGGGACACCGACACCGGATGGGAACCATACAGAGGCCACACAGCCACCATAACCTCAGACCGCCCGCTGACCAAGTGGGACAAGCTTACATGCCGGGATGGTGTGTGGGGATGGAGATATAAGGGGTTTACAGTAGTAGAGGATGGAAGTCGTTTAATCAGCGATACTTGGTGGCCTAGCGTCGTTTTCTCAACTTTGCCAAAACGAGCAACAAACAGTAAGATATACTGCAATTATTGCGCAAGCTCATACATCAGGGCTTCAAATGCATACGGGACTAATATTTGTATTGAGCATGCGGATACCTACTGGGAATTTACGAATTCCGAAGAGACGAAAGCATGGCTCATCCAGAAGAATACAGAAGGTAAGCCATTGTATTATCAGTATGAGACATTAGAGGAAGAATGGGTCCCCCTCTCCGCCGAGGAACAGGCCGCCATGAACGCCCTCTGCACTCATGCCGGTACAACACACATCTGGACAGATGACCCGCTGCAGCCTGTGATAAGTGTGGATTATACCCTGGACACAGAGGGATACATCCGGGATACAACACCGGCTTACCGGGACGTGGAAAGGTTTGCGCTTACCGGTGAGGCATCTGGGACGGTGGCAACCTGTACGGATAGTGCAGATTGGCCGTTACTGGGCGTCGGGATGCTGGGGAAATGCGAACAGGTAACTACGACCGGGGCGCAGTTATTTGATTTTACATGGGAGGAATCTACATCCGGAAGTATACGCTATATTAATAATAACGGAGTAATTACTGCAAATGGTACATTGACAGAGCCAAGCTCCTATACTGCAGCGACGAGCATTATCCTATTGCCGGGAACGTATAGTGTAAGTGGAAATCACGGATATGCTAAGGTATACGTGAGAATAAAAAAGGCTGACGACACTATAATATACATCAACGGTTCATCTTTTGCTGTTGATGGAACAGAAAAAGAAATAAAATTTTTTGTGCAGATAGATGCACCAAAAGGAACGGGAATTAATTATACGTTGTATCCTATGCTCAACGCCGGAGAAACCGCCCATCCCTGGGAGCGATACACCGGAGCCGCGCCATCTCCCAGTCCAGCTTACAAGCAGGAGATACAGGAGACTGGCACGTACAACCCTGAGACGGGGATGTATGAAGCGGTATGGCAGCAGTGTGGTGATAATATCTTTGATATTTCGCTTATTTCAGATATTGATGTAAGTGGAAATGGAAGCATAAGAAAAGGATTGGTATTGCCTGGTGGAACAGATTATATATTATCTGCCGAAAATACCATGACAGATATTTTCTGGAAAAAAGTAATAAATGGGACTTACGGAGGGGCTAACGCACTGGGCGCTGATGGTATCATAAGGGCACAGGATGCAACCACTGTTATGGTTTATGCCCAGTACATCAACCAGTTTACAGATTTGATTCACCCCATGCTCAACGCAGGCGAAACCGCCCAGCCCTGGGAACCCTACCAGTCCGACACATTACGCCTCACCGCAGACCAGCCCTGGCGTGGCATAGGAGACATACACGACGAGGTGTGCGACCGGAACGGAGTGCTTGGGACGTGGCGGCGGTATGCAGAGGATATTTTGGATGGTTCAGAAGACGAAAAATGGGGAATGGCTGATTGCCTCGACCCCACACACAAAAGATTTTATAGCTATTTGGTTAGTTCTAAAGCAAACCCAGCCGAGAACAACGCAAGTGTAGAGCCGTTATTATGCAACGCTTATAAAGCAGTTACGGCAAATAAAGCCTACGCCGAAAATCAGGGGATATCTGTAGAGGCAGCCACAGGGAAAGTCCTCATTTATGATAATACCTTTTCGCTTACGGCAGATATATCCGGGTTTAAAGCGCGCCTTGCAGAGTATCCAATAACCGTTGTGTATCAGCTCAAAGAGCCGTATTTCGAGCCGTTCCCTGACGAGATCCAGAAGCAGTACCGCAAGCTCAAATCCTATGCCGGGACCACACATGCCTGGGCAGATGACCCTCTGCAACCGGAGGTGTCATTCCGGTACGTGAAAGACAGTAAAGCCGTAATCAAAAATCTGCAGCTTGACATTGCAGAGCAGATAACAGACTTGCAGGCGCAGATAGACCAGTTAACTATAAACAACAACTTATAAAAAAGGAGAATGACTATGAACACACGAACCTACAAAAACTGCAAACTGCTGATTGAGAACAACCGCTATGAGTATGATGACATGTACAATAAGCTTGACCTGTTCCTGATGATGAATCGGATCACGGATGACGAATACGTTGAGCTTACCGGGATGCTGGTAGAACCATTACCGGAGCCAGAGCCAATAGAACCGGAACCGACACCGGAACCGGAGCCAGAGCCAACTCCTGAGCCTGCCCCGGACCCCGAACCAGAAACACCCGTTGACCCGGAACCGGAAGCCCCAGTAGTGGAGTAACCGAATATGGAAGGGATTAGAGCAGGACCGGAGACGGTTCTATTTTTATACTCAAAATCAGGGGAAAGTGAGGGGCCACAATGTGAAGATTGACATTGCATTACTTATCAGCATTATTTCCGTAGTAACGGTCCTTCTTTCTTCCCTGAAAAATTCAAAGAAGCAGGATTTTTCAGAGGTTGAAAAGAAGGCCGTAGAGACAGCTACTATCAACGTAAAGCTGGATGCCATAGGAAATGATGTGAAGGACATCAAATATGACATAACCGCTGTAAAACGTGAGGTAACGAGTCTCACAGAGCGGATGATTATCGTAGAGCAGAAAACGAAGTCCGCCCACCACAGGATTGATGAGCTGGTGGGTACTGAAGAAAGGAAGGAATAGTTATGAAGGATTGGAAGAAATGGGCGAAGGCCGCAGGAGTAAGGGCAATCAAGACTATGGCGCAGACCGCTGTTGCAACCATTGGGACGGCGGCGGTGCTGAACGACGTAAACGGAATCATGGTTGTATCTGCATCTGTCCTGGCAGGAGTGGTGTCCTTGCTGACATCCCTGGCAGGATTACCAGAGCTGAAGACAGAGGGCGAGTGATCGCTCTCTTTTATTTTGCGCCGGCGCAACAGCCGGAGAAAGGAAATATGTATGACAAAAACAGAAGCAATCAATAAGGTGATTCAGATTGCCAGAGCAGAGGTTGGATACCTGGAAAAGCGTAACGGTAATAGTCTGGACAGCAAGACGGCCAACGCCGGAAGCGCCAATTACACAAAATACTGGCGTGACATTATGCCGGACTATCAGGCACAGCCCTGGTGTGCAGCATTTGTATCCTGGGTGCTGATGCGGGCATTTGGACAGGCGGCCGCAGAAAAGATGCTGAAGCACTGGCCCTATGTATATGTACCCACGCTGGCCGGGAAGTTTAACAACTATGCCAATCCGCAGGTTGGCGATATCGTGATGTTTAAGCATGGAGGTATATTTACCCATACAGGCATTGTGACTGGTGTCAACGGGGACTATTTTACCACCATTGAAGGCAACACCAGCGGTGGCAGCACTATTATTGCCAATGGCGGCGGAGTGTGCAGTAAAGGGTACTATAACAGCAATCTGCCGGGAACAAAGTTTGCTAGACTTGATTGGAGTATTGTAGCTGGACAGGCATCCGCTCCCGCGTCCAAACCGAATACCAGTAAGCCGGCAACAACGGGCGGCAACGCTGTGATCAGGGACGGGCAGATCCACTGTAATAACTTCACTGGCGCCGGAATTCCCGTAGATGGCTACGACGGTCCGAAGACCCGCAAAGGGGCAGTGATGGTGCTGCAGACAGGTCTAAATATGGATTACCGGGCGGGCCTGGCTATAGACGGTATCCTGGGGGCAATGACCCTACAGGCATTAGGCAGCCACTTTGTTTGCAGGGGAGAGTGTCAGTACATGGTGACAGCCCTCGAGATCCTGCTCATGCTCAAAGGCTACAACCCAAATGGAGTAGAGTGCCCTGGCAGTTTTGGCTCTGGCCTGGAAGCTGCAGTGCGGCAGTATCAGAAGGACCACGGGCTTACAGTGGATGGCATCGCAGGACGCAATACATTTATGAGTTTGGTCGCATGATAACAGCCTGGCTCGACGTCGAGTTTGTGGCATAATAATAGCCCCGGTACTCATGAATTGTTTTCCAAACATTGATGTTCAAATCTGATTTTGAGAGTGTACGGTTCAATGAGTCGGGGCTTACAGTTATTTTATAATTCTGGAATCTTTAAGAAACTTATCTAGATTATACTTAATGTCTTTATTGCATCGATTTATAATTTCAGCGAATGTGTTTTTACTTACTGAAAAGCTGACGCCCTGATCATCGGTGATGATTAATTCTTGATTATCGCTTTTTTGTATTTGATAATTTAATGTTTTAAATAGTTCAGTAAATAGTAGTTCTCTTTTTCTATCAGTTGAGATTGAATGGGTAACATTTATTTTGGATTCATCAAACATACGATAATATTTCTTTTTTTCTTCATCCATTAAATCTGTTACTTTGCAATCAAATGCAATACTTAATCTTGTTAAAATATTTATTTTAGGGTTGTATTTGCCTAATTCATAGCTTCTTATAGTGACTTCATTTACGCCCACTAATGTGGCTAGTTCTTTTTGCGTCATTTTTTTTTGTTTTCTAAAATATTTAATATTTTCACCTATTGTTGCCAT